CGACCACCATTGATAACACATTGATCTATTGGATTAGGTATTTTCTTTTTCTTATTTAGATAACGTAATGCACGTTTAACTGATGAAGCAGCAATACCATATTCCATAGCTGTTTCTGCTATACCAACTTGTTCTACTCTTGTAAGTATTTCTCTAGCTTTCTTTAGACTATAAGCCATAACTTCTCCTTATGTTATTAGTTCCATAAACAAACACAATAATATTGATCCTATCAATATAACAAAAACGTGATACATAATATCGTCTTTATCCATTTATTATCTCCTTGACTATTTCATAATACTTATCTGCATAATCTGACCCATCAGCTTTTGTTTCAGCGTGTAGTTCTGCTAAGACAACAGTAGGTATTTTAAATTTTAAACTGCTCATCTCCATAAGATAAAAGTATCTTTCCGGAAACTTATATTTAAACCAGTTTGTTGCGTGTAGTACATCTTTATGCCACCAATGTAAATGATAGTAGCTAGATAATACTTTCATGTTAGTAGGGTCTAACTCCATATTCTTATGAGTACCTACATTTAATACATGAGAAGCGTGACAATCAGAGCCTGAACATTCTTTACCCGAATATTGACAAGTATAATTGTCACGTTTTTTAACACACAACTTTGCTTTAGCTACTAATTTCTTAGTATACCAAGTTCGGTTGTGTGCTAGTTTAGGCATTAGAAAGGTATTTCTTCTGTAGGCTCTATGTCTTGATTAGACTCTTTAAGAGTATTAATAAACTCTTTAGCCTTATTATAAAGAAAAGATTCTTGATCTTCCCAAGACCAGGATTCTTTACCCATATGTTCTGTTAATACAGGTGGTGGCATACCATTAGGATTATCTTTAGTATATGCTGATTTAACAGTTACACCATCTTGTTGTAAAAACATAAATGCTTTACCATCTTTGCTTTTACCTAAAATAAAACTAACAGTTTTATCTAAATCAAGATTAGGTATACGTTTAACAAACTGACCAAAGAACTGTGAATCAACTTTGATCTGTAAGTCATATCTTGTTTCATCTTCATCAACAAGATTAAGTATTAGATTGCTTCCATATTTACTGTCAGCAAACTCAGCACCTACCATAATATTATTTGGTAATGCATTTGCACGAGCTTCTCTAACTTCTTTGCCTTGATTTGGACCTGCTGTTAGTTCTCGTACTGTTAGCGTTGTACCTTGTGGTGCATCTTCACCATCTTGTAAACGCTGATTGAATTGACCATGATTGATATCAATGATCTTACCATACTGCTTCATTCCTAGACTTGTTAGTCCCATATGTTTCTCCTATGTTAATGTTTCTCTAATTAAAAGTTAATACTTATATATTAATAGGTATTTGTCAACCTATTAAACAAGGTAACAAAAGCTTTTGTTGCTGTCTGTGGTACTACTCCATTTCCAAGAAGTCTAAGTCTGTCCACCCTACTGTCAGTCCCATTAGTTGTTCTACCCAACTTGGGTTTAACACGAGGCTCTTCCCATTCGTGTTGTTGTTCGTTTGGTCTTGCGACTGATTGTACATCCCATGTACTTGTTCTCCTATCTTGTGTTTTCCGGAGTCTGTCATTTTGTCCCTTGACATTGCTTCTCTTGGAGTTCCCCAGTTCTGAACTACTCTCGGTAGAGTTGGATAATTTTCTTTCGGTGTCATTCCTGGTGTGTCCTTGTAATCCCTTGCCATTGGTGTTGGATAATTCATCGCATCCTTGTATGCTTGAACTGATTCCGGATTCACTTGTTCTCTCAGATTGCTTGGCTTCTCTCTGTTCTTTCTGATTCCTTGAGCCTGCTTCATTGAAGCATTGTAATCCTTTGGTGGTAACATATCCATTGTGTTTGGAGTTGCCCAATTCTTCTCGTTCACTTCTGCTTGTTGTGCTAGGTTTAGAGAGTTTCTTTTTAGTTGACTTGGACTCATCTGTTGGTCTGCTCTGCCTGTTGTTGGAGTTGACCAATTCTTCTCGCTCACTTCCTTTACTGCTAGTGTTAGAGGTTTGCCTCCTTGACTGTACTTCTTTGTACGTTCTGTTGTTGAGTCTAGTGTTGGAGTACCCCATGATGAAGACTCTTTTTCTCTGATGTGGGAAGCCGATTTCACTCGCTGAGAATATTCCTGCCTCTGCTTGGTAACCCAATCTTTCCAGGTCCGACAACACATACTGGAGAACTGATTGTCCATCGTGGGTTTTGCTACTGATAATTCCTTCAACGTTTTCGAGGAAAACAATTCTTGGTTTACATTCTTCGATTCCTCTACTGAAGTGTGGGTAGAGGTGTCTAGGGTCTTCAACTCCTTTTTTAACTCCAGCATTACTGAAGGGTTGACAAGGGAAGCCTCCTGATAAGATGTCCACTCTTCCACAAAACTCTTTGTATGGGAAGGTCTTAACATCCGAGTAGATAGGTGCTGCATCCAACTGTTCGCTTTCCATCTTCGAGACCAGGTTTGCGATTGCGAAGGCTTCGATCTCCACATAAGCGATTGCTCGCAAGCTTGGTAAAACTCGTTCAAGTCCGATTCCGATTCCATCATAACCTGCACAGAGTGACAAGTGTGTAATTGCTTTGGTAGTATCCACATTACTCCTCCCAACTTTTGTGTTTAAATGTTTGTGTTGACTTATCAAAATCTAAAACTGCAACTGGAGATAATCCATTACGATTCTTCTGCCATTTACACACAACTGTATCATCACTCGTTTCGTGATTCTGATGAATTGTTTTACCATTTACATCAATACCTTCATAAGGAACTGTATGTAAATAAAGTATTACATCACATAAGTTTTCTATATTTCTACTATAAGCCACAAGTCCTTCAGCAGATGGATGTGCTAATAAAAATATTGGTATCTTAATATCATTTCGTAAATCTACTAACTGTTGAATAAAGTAGTCATACATAGCAGTTCTGTTTGTAAAGTTTCTACCACCATCATTTATACAAAGAAGATTATCAATCATAATACAATCAGCACCATTTTTCTTTTCAGATAAGGCCCATGCTCGTATCTCCATAATATTCATAGACCCATCTCTTATATTTAAGTTAAGGTCTTTTAATTTTTGTGATGCATAATGTACTTTTTCTTTTTCATTATCAGTCATAAATCCTCTAGTACGAATAGTGTATGTATTTACTTGACCAAGATGTGCTATAAATCTACCTACTAATTCTTGTTTAATCATCTCAATAGATGCAAAGCTACACTTCATACCTTTCTTATGTAAATGACATATATATTGTAAAAGCCAGGCTGTTTTACCAGTTGATCTAGGTGCATGGATAATACATACTTCGCTACTTAATCTTGATAGCTTTAGATTCCAATCAGTAAAGGGCCACTCTAAATGACCTGTGTTGCCCTCTTCAGCATCTTTTACCCATTCATCACATATCTTATCCATACTGCTATCTTGATTATTTATTGAGCTTCTTACTAAACTACTCATAACTTTATCTGCTGAGCTTTGTCCATCGTATGCTTTTATTAATCCTGATTCATACACTTCAATTTCTTTTCTTAAATCATATGTTTCTAATACTCTATCTCTGTATGATTTACTATGGCTTGGTACAACTATACTGTCTTGTAGTTCTAATAAATATTCTTCACCACCACATTGATTTAATATTTTTTTATCAACTAAATAATTTCTAACAGTTAATGCATCCATGTCCATATTCTGTACATACATTTCTTTTAATGCATCCCACAAATATTTATGTCTTTCTGTATAAAAATGTTTGCTTGATAATGATATACAATTTTTCATTCTTGATGTATCAAGTAATACTGACCCTATAACACCCTTTTCGCTTTCTAAACAATTAGGTTTTTGTTTACTCATATGCTAATCCTTTTCATTGTTTGTTCCTCGACTTGATCTTCCCATATTCTATTAACTCCATTAATATATCCTTGAAAGTCTTTGCGATATTTATATTCTCTGCTTTTGATATATGCAGGTATACACTTATTAACAGCCTGTTGATCATCTGTTGATAACTTTTTCCAATATCTTAATGCAGTTTGTTTGTTACCCTTTCTACCATACATGGCCCAACATTCTTCAAACAATGTATCTGTTTTAGTATCTTGTTTAGTATTTGGTATAGGTTGTTTACTTTCAAACTTTCGATTGTTTAATTTTGAACATTGGAGTGTATACCATTTAGTTTGATCATAACCTAACTTATTAAAGTTACCGGATATTATGAGACCTTGTTCTTCCATTTCTCTTAATAGTCTACTAATCTTTTGCCTAGACCAATAAGGATAATGCTTTGCCATATCAGCAGCAGATTGAAACATCCAAACTTTATTATCATGTGTATGTGATTTCTTACCTTCATTTTGATGTATCCAAAAACGAATGTGCTGTAGTAATATAGCTTTATCTAATCCATACTCTACAGCATCATCAACAATAAAAGCGTGTGCATCATTACCCATCAATCCACCTCCTTATGTGACAAACTTCAACTTCTTCTTCTATGCCATCTTCATTAGGTAACATAATAGTTTCTATATGGATGTATGCACTATCTCCTATTCTACTGCACTCACGAATACACCAATCGTGATAATTTTTTGCATCATGTGAATTTGGAAATACTTCTTTGCAAGGATAAACATCTGTAAGTTGTATGCTGCCTTTAAGGTTTACACCTTGATTACTTGTTCTTAACATATAATCTCCTACATATAATCTACTACAATACTAATACTCTTAACTACATTATCTTCATCTCGCATAATACGACCTACAAATCCAGGAATTGTAAGTAAACTATTGCGATACATATCATTGAAGATGTTATCTCTAATTTGTTTTGTAGCTATATAACGATCACGATTGTAATTATAAGATTCTAAATCACCACGTTCTTTAGCATCCTCTCCCCATTTTTGTATGGTGGATAGTTTTGGTATATAACCAATTTTTGTTAAACCATTATGTTTTACTACATACGCAGTTTCGTCATCTTTAATATTTGGGTCAACAGATATTTCAATATCATCACCAGCATGAATATCAATATCATCAAAGTTAACAAAAGTTATACCAGCTAATGTTGTTCCAATCATTTTACACTCCTATCTATATATCTTTGATTATCAAGTAATTTAATTTTCTTTTTAAAACTTTTAAATGCATCATCAATGTTACTAAATATAACACCCATCTCTTCATGTATTTCATTAGCCCATCTCCATTCAGGCACAACATAATAATCATTAGGATATATACTTTTAATAACAACACGATAGTGACCATTCCAAGCACCACATACAACTGTGTCTTCATCTAACATATTATCAAACGCATCACTCATTGAAACCACCTAACCCAAACTTCTCTAGTTCAGCTTGTGCGTTTGCTATCTCATCATCAGATGCATATATGCCTACTTCACGATCAGCAAAATCTTTTGCTAACTCTACAAGCTTACAAATATGATCGTATGTTAGACGCATTGATTGTATTTTTGTTCCTGTGTTCGTATCTAGTAAAGCTATCTCAGCTAAATCATATTCACCAAATACACTTCGTATCTCTAATTTGATACCCAACTGTTCTTGCATTGCTGCTTTGTCCATATTAACTCCTATTTAATTTAAAATGATATTATCATACAATTTTTATTACACAATACCAAAATTTGCCTTTTCTTGCTCATTTTAAAATTTCATCAAAACCTAAAAGTATTACAATTTTGCTCGCGCAAATAAGCCTGGAGTGGGGCCTGGATTTTGCCCGGAAATCGACCAGGATTCTTCCAGGAGTCGACTAAAATTTTTAATTTGGGGCCAGAAAAACTTTTTAATTTTGTCACATTTTATGCTTTAAAATCGGGAATTATTTTACTATATTATTAAGGAAGTTAGGGATGGTCTCTAACACAAATTAAGGACAAAAAAATGACTAAATCAGAGATTAAGAAGTTGCAAGTTAAAGAAGCCAACTTGTGGAATGACTTGAAAGCTTGGGAAAGCTATCTTGGTAAAAACGAAGAAAGATTACAAGAGTGTAAAATATACGCTATGAAACTTTCAGAGTGGTCTGCGTGTGATGATATATTAGAGTTGTTAGATATTGCAACAGATTTTGAGTTGCATAAATGTTAATAATAGGTAACTGGAGGGCTAACCACCCTCCTATAATTAAGGAGTTAAAATGAGTGATAGTTGGATATATGAAAATGAAGAGAGAATGGATGCTGCTGACAGATGGGAAAAAGAAGCTGACAGAGAGGGTATCCATGAAGATTGGCAAACACACCCTATATACGATGGTGAAAGACCACAAGTAAAAGATATTAGCGTATGGGTTTCTGTTGATGTTGATACCACAATGTCACATGAAAAAGTTGTTGAAAAAATAAAAGCCAAATTAGAGTTATTAGATTGGGAGGTAGAATAATGGATTATTATAAAGTAGGTAGGCATTCGTATTTTGTTGATTGTAAAGATCGTGCTGAATACAACGATGATGTTACAGCAGCCATCAATTCCGGAAATCATATTGTAAGATATGTTCCGAAATATTCTTTTGTAAAACATCCTCGTCGTAGTGATATTTGTATTAGTACTGGCGATGTTATTTCCATAGATGATAAAAATTCTTACGTTGTGAGATTCTGTTCAGATTGGTATAACGTCCAATTCAAAAGCGGATATGACCAAGATGATTACATTATTGATCAAGATAGTAGAATAGTTAAATCAATTAATCTGGCCCTAAATGGTGATATGAAAAATCATTATGATGATTTACAAAAAACTAAACAGATGGATATTACTCAAGATGCACCAGTATATGGTAGTGGATATCGTTTTGAGTTTTCGTTTAAATCTGATGCAGTAGAATTCTGTGAGATTGTATTAAAAAACTTTCATGCATCTCAACAAGATGACGTTGCTGAATGTTTTTCAGATTACAGAAAGGCAATAAAAGAATCCTCTGAAGTTTTGGACCAGATACTTGAAAGTAATGAATCTTTAGGAAGTTTTTTTGAAGATGGATCAATATTAAGTTCTATGAAAAAAATAAAAGAGTTATCAGATAAAATTAAAAAGGAGTTAAAATGAATAAAATAATGTTGGAAGATAGTGTGTTTAGCACTAGTGATAGAATGTCTCCTGATTACATTGGGACATATAAACAAGGATTAGTTTGTGCTAGTAATACTCGTGAGTTTGCTCATCTTGATTATTATGCACCAATGATGCGTGTAGGAAGTTGTATGAAAATTCTTCGTGATCATGTTAATTGTATTAATGCTCATTGGAGAATGATTTATCGCAACTTTAATATGCACGCTAAACATAACTCAACTTGTCCGATTAAATTAACTGTCCATGAGAAAGGTAGACGTGGTAGAAATAATCCACATCCCTATTTCAAAGAAAATAATACAGTCGGACATATAGATGGTTATTGCCCAAAAAAATATGCTCAACGTGTTGATATATATCTTCGTAGATCAATTAATAAAGATCATCCACATATTAGAATGATGAATATGAGTGACTACATTGGATTAGTTGAAAATGTTGAGAATGAATGGAAGAGAGTTGTAGCAACAACTAATGTAGATTTGGAGCAGATGTATGCCATATAGTCTATACAAGTTTAATCTACACTCTTATAACTATTACGCTGATTTAATTCATAGCGTATCAAAGAAGGATCAAATGGTAGTGGAACATCTCGCTACCAAATATCCTCATTATCATTACAGATATTTAAAAGAAGAATATTATAAAAGGAGTAAATAATGAGAAATATAAAAATTCGTGTTACAAAAGAAATAGAAGAAATTCATACTTGTCCAGTTACTGATGAAGAGTATGAAGAAATTCAAAATGGCGACCTTACGTTAGATGATGTCGTTTATGGTTGTGGTGAAGAAAAGAATACAGTTGAAATATACCATGAAGAGTATTCTTATGAACGTGCTGGTAGTTTGGAGGTAAGATAAAATGGAATACAGAACTAAACCTAAATATAAAAGACCTACTCAAAAAGAAGCAGTATCTTTGTTGTTAGAAGTAAATTCAATAATGACAGTTACTATTGATGAGATGGAAAAGAAGATAGAAGAATTAACTAAAAAAATAGAAGATATAGAATACAGAATCAAATAGTGAGTATCAACTTCCATCTGGTCCAAGCTCGTCCCCAATGTGCGCGTATGTATAGCAATAACCATACCAATCGTCGGTGGGCGAGCCTACTCTTACCCTTACTTCCGGAAGAAAGTGCCTCAGATCGAATCCTCGTGCCTTTTATGGCTACTCCTGGAGGGCAGGGCTTAATCCAGGCCCCACCATCGGTTTTTTTTTATGTCAATTTTTGTGTGTGTAGACCCAATCAAACACTTTTTTTTATTTGACTCTTTACATCCTCTCCTATATTTAGCTATCTAACCATATGGACATCGATGATTTGTCAGTATGCGTATGTATGTGGTGCGATAATTCTTTTTATATACTTGAGCTACCACTAGGCATCAATGACCCCATTTATTGTCCATATTGTGGCATAAGTTTTGAACAAACGATAGATATAAGCGAAAATGAGCGGTAAACATTGTAGTGAGTGTGGGTGTATGAATACATCAGATAACCCTGTGAGTGATGTGGTAGATCAAAACACAGGTATTATAGATTATTTGTGCTTACAATGTATAACTGAGCGAGCATATTACAAGGAGGAGCAAGATGGGACATTTTCCTAATTTACCGCATAAATATAGTCCAGATGCACAAGAAGAACGTAATTGGAAAGCAAAAAATAAGCGTGAAGGTCGTGAAGGATTGAACTATAACTATGCAAAATTCGACAAAGAAAAGTATCGTAAAAATTATGACGACATAGATTGGAGTAAATGAGTGCGCAAGAAATATTTGATCAAATTAAGAAAGCCGACAATAAAATCAATTGGTCTATTGCCTCAGAACTTGCAGAATTTAGAAGAAGAGCGAAGAAAAATGTCAAAATTGATGATGTTGATTTTTCTGATAAAAAGGCTGTAGAGCAAGACTTATATAGCGAGTTAAGAAAAGCATATAAGACTGGTAATGTGGCAGGGGCTAAAGAATTAGCTAGACTGTTAAACATAGGTGAAGCAACACAAGACATAATTATTCAGGTGGTAGATTTTGCAAACGCATACAACGAAGAAGATACAGTTACCGCAGCTGAAACCAAGGTTTTACCAAATAAATTGTTGGAGAGCGTTGGATCAGGGCAAGAAGAATCTATTGATTAGTTGGCCCCGAAGACATGGTAAGGATGTAACTACTGCAAGTATACTGTCAAAACGTGCAATGCAGCGTGTTGGCTCGTATTATTATTTATTTCCTACAAGAAAATGGGCAGAACGTGCTATTTGGAACAATATTGTAACTATTAATGGCAAGGGTGGGCATCTATTAGACCTTATCTTTCCACCTGAAATAGTATCTTATAAAAACAATACAGATATGAAAGTTGGTCTTATCAATGGCTCTGTAATTAACTTTAGTGGTACAGATAACCTTGATTTCGTAGGGCAGGGTGGTTATGGATATGCTCTATCTGAGTTTTCTTTGCATAAAGCAGAGGTCACAGGGTTTCTTGCACCTATATTAGATGAAGGTAACTCCTGGATTATGATGAATGGTACAATGCGTGGTAAGAAAAACCAACTGTATCAGATGTATGAGTCTAACAAAGATCATTCTGATTGGTTTTGTGAGTGGCTTACTCCTGAACAAACAAAGCGATATGCTTGGGTTGGCGATGAGATGAATCTCAATCCGGAGCTGTTACAAAAAATTGATCCCTTAACAGGGATACCATATCTCAACGTACAAGACAGAGTTGACTCAAAAATGATTTCGTATTCATTAGCAAGACAGGAGTATTTAAACGAAGCAGTAGCTGATGTGGCTAATTCTGTGTATGGGTTTGAGATGACTAAGCTAGAAGATAAAGGTAGTATTGGTGTGTTTGACCCACCTAATGAGCCTGTATATACGTTTTGGGACCTGGGTATGGATGACCCAACAGCTATAGTATTTGCAAAAATAATAAACAAACAGATATACATTATAGATTTTTATGAGAACACAGGACATGATATTGGACACTACATTGACATAATTAATAGTAAAAATTATAAGTATGCGGGCCACTTTATGCCACATGATGCTAAGAAAAGAAACAATACTGTAGGTGTTAACATACTTGATTTTTGTAGAACAGAGTATAATTTTAGAGCAGAGCCTATACCAAAAACTAATTCTGTGCGTGATGATATAGAGATTGTTAGACGTAATCTTCCGGATATATTGATAGATGAAAAAGTAGATACACTTATAGATCATTTAAAAAATTATCAATGGAATCCTACTACTGGTAAAATACTACATAACGAGCATTCACACGCAGCAGATGCAGTTCGTATGATGTTTATGGCTTATCATCATGGCATGATAAAAGAATATTTAATTAAATCAAATAAACCTATAGTGGAATATGTAACAGATGATTGGATGATATTATGACACCATTCGAAAGTTTTTTAGATTTTTATAAAGATGAAGATGCATTAAGTGTTTTAGAAGATTGTTCTCATATTTATTGCGATAATGAGGTGTTTGTATGTGGATATATCACAAATTCTAGGTCTATAGGTAAAAAAACTAATATATCACTTGACATTGGCGATACTTGGTATGTAGTTTTCGCAGCAGGTAATATTACAAAATTGTATGATCACTTTGAAAAGTTGCCATACATATGTTTTTACAGAAATTTAAAAGATACAAAATTAAGAATTTTAGATTATAAAAGATTTAGGAGAATATATGGGAAGCAAAAAAACAACAGTTATTAAGCCACCAAAAATTCAACAACCTATGGAAGCAATAGACCCAGTAGATGTTACAATGACAGCTACAGATTATCAAAGAGCTGCTACTGCTGATGACATGACTATGCAAAGCACTATTCTTACAAAACCAAAAAGAAAAAAGAAAACAGATGAAACGCAAACCAATACCTTAATGAGCGGTTATGGAAGCTAGAGATATAATAAAAAAATATGATTCTATGAGTTCCCATGTTATTGGTAATTGGTTGAACTTATGGCAAGAGTGTGCTGATTGGTGTTATCAATCAAATGATAATATAAATCGTATTCGTGTAGCTGGTCAAGAAAAGCCACCACAACGTATGATAGATACTTGTATAGAAGCAAATAATACTTTTGCAGCAGGCTTCTTCTCACATATGTTTCCACCAAATACTGTATGGGCTAGATACAGACATCCTGATCCAAGAACTATGCAAAATGAAGACGTTGCTTATTATTTTGAGCAAGTAAGTCGTATAGCACATAGAGTTCTTATTGGCTCTAATTTTGCACAAGAAGAGTTTCAAGCTTTATTATCTATGGGATGTTTTGGAACGAATTGCTTAACTTTAGAAGAAGATGATAAATCAGTTATACGATTTAAAAATCTAGTAATATCTAATGTTAGAATAGATGAAAATCATTTAGGTGAAGTAGATACTATAGCTAGAGAATATAAATTAAATATTCGCCAAGCTATACAAAAATTTGGAATAGAAGCATTAAAATCTGCAAACTTTAATGATATTGATGCTATATTAAAAAATAATCCAAACAAAAAATATACATTTATACAATGTGTACAACCTAGATTAGATTATAATCCTAAAGGTTTAAAAGCTACAGATAAACCATTTGCTTCTTATCATGTATGTAAAGAAACAAAATCAATAGTTTTAGAATCAGGTTTTGATTATAATCCATATAAAGTATCTAGATTTGTTGTAGGTAACGAAGAAATATATGGTCGATCACCTATGAGTATGGTTTTAGGTACTGCAAGAAGAACTAATGTTGTTTATAGATCACTTATGGTTTCAGCAGAACAACACTCTAATCCACAATGGCTTATACCTGATGACGATAGTGTTAGTGGTATGAGTAATAGAGCAGGCTCGTTTATTAGATGGCGTGCTACTAATCCTAATGGTAAACCTGAAAGACTAGCACCTAATGGTAATCCACAACTTGCAAATGAAATGTACAAACAACATGATGATCAAATCAAACGTATGTTTTATAATCATTTATTTAGACCATTAGATCAATACAGAAACATGACTGCTACTGAGGTTAATGAAAGAATGACTACAGATTTAATGACGTTAGCACCATTTGTTTCTCGTTATATAGAAGAACACGTTACTCCAGTTATGGAACACGTTTACTACATTTTAGCTAAGAAAAAATTATTACCACCATTACCTGAAATATTAAGAAATGACCCACAATACGAAATAGATTATGTAGGTAGATTGTCTATGGCAACAAAAGCTTTTGAAACTATGGGTGCAATACAAACTTTAAGAATGTTTGGCGAAGTATCACAACTAGACCCAAGAATGTTACAATCATTAGATAATGTCGATAAAGATAAATTCTTTAGAGAGATATGGTATGCTAATAGTTCTAGCATGAATGCATTAAAAGACCCAAGTGTTGTTAAAGATGAAAGAGAACAACAAGCTGCTGCTATGGCAGAACAACAATCTATACAACAAGCACCTGCTGTAGCTGATGCAATACAAAAATTAAGTGGTGGAGTTGACGAAACTAGTATTCTTAATAATCAACTAGAGGAATAATGGAAGCTATAAATCTTGTAAAAATATATGAATCTGCATTAAATACAGAAAATGGAGATAAAATTATCCAGGACCTGCGTGATTTTTGTGGTATTGATAAGCAAGCTGGCTCTCAGTTATCACACGCAGAATGTGCATATAAAAATGGAATGCAAGATATGTTTAGATATATCGAAGCAATGGTATCAAATAATGACTGAAGAACAATTTATATTAAGAGCAAGATCATATGTTCAAGGCAATGAAGGATATAAAAACTATGTATACAAAGATAGTCGTGGTTTTTTGTCTATGGGATATGGTCATAAACTAACAGCAGAAGAAAAAAAGAAATACAAATTAGGAGATTTAGTTGATGAAAAAATACTTGAAGATTATTGGGAAAAAGATTGGAAAATTCATTACAACGCTGCGAAATCAATTGAAGGATATGATAAACTTAGCCTTCAGCAAAAAGTAGCAATAATTGATTTAACATTTAATATGGGTGTTAATTGGGTTACAAAGTTTCCTAATTTAATACAGAACATTAAAAAAGCTTCGTTGGCAGAAAACAATATAATGAAAGATTTATATTTATCAAATGCTGCTAATGAACTTAAATATAAAAATTATAAAGAAAATAATTTAGAGTTATCAGAGTATTTTGGTCAAGTAAAAGGCAGAGCAATAAGAAATTATCAGTTGTTATTAAATGATTATTTTGATTGGGATGATTATGCTGATCCAATAGTTGATGACGAAGATGATGAAGTAGAAGAAGTGTTTCAAGCAACAGAAGATAGATATTCTAGTATGTTTGGAAACGATAACATGGATAGTTTTTATCCAACAACAAGACCATAAAGGAGGTTATTATGCCAGGTCATAAGAAAAAACCAATGAAGAAAGCAACTAAAAAAGTTGCAGCTAAAAAAGTAAAAATGAAAATGAATCGTAAAAAATATTAAGGAAAATTATGAGTGAAGAACAGATACCTGTAGAAACACCTGTCGAAACGACAGATACTGTAGAACAGCCTGTAATACTGAATAATGAAGGGAACTTTAATTCAGAATGGCTACAAGGATTACCGGATGAGTTAGGTAATCATTCAATATGGTCTAAATATAACAATCCTGTTGATTTAGCCAAAGGTGCAATAAATGCACAAAAAATGATTGGTGGTAAATTAGATGACTTTTTATCATCACAAGATGCAAATGATATTGCAAAAAGAAATGAGTTATTAGGGATACCAAAGTCTGCTGAAGACTATAACTTTTCTCTTGATGTACCTGAAAATATAGAATTACCTGAAGGTAGAATTACAGAGTTTAAAGAACTTGCTCATTCTCTTGGTATATCAAATAAAGCAGCAGAAGAACTTATTAAGTTCGATATAGAAAAAGCTGGTCAAGATTTACAACAAAGTGATCTTGATTATGAAGCAGAAGTACAAAATGCTGAAAGTGAATTAAGAGAAGTATGGAAAGGTGATACCTTTGAATACAATATGTCTAAAGTAGCTGAAGTCATGGAGTTTTTAGATTTAGGCGACATGATGGATGATCCGGCTATAGGAAACAATACTAAACTTATTCAAGCAATATATAATAAGTTTGTTCCATTGTTAGATAACGACACTCTTATAGAAGCTAAAAACAATGATAATTTTGCTTCAATTAAAGATCAATTAGATGATGTAGACAGACAATTGATGGAGTATGAAGGTAATACAGGTGAAACTGGTTATCAAAAACTACTTGAGCAAAAATCTATATTATTGAATCAATATGCAGAATTAAGAGGTTAATTTTAAATATATATTGACAATAATGTAACATTTTATTAAAGCAAAGACAGATTTAACACAGATACCTCCATGTGAGCCTGGTGAAGAGTCAAAGCTGAGAAGCTAATATTAGGTTAGACCCACGAGTGTGGACACTCATAGCCGAAACTAGTATATAAATATAAATTAATCGGAGGTATATTATGGCAGGAAATCTGCTTAATACTTATATTATTGGTTTTGACAGAGCTATTAGAGAAACTGTTGAGACTAAAGGCGGAAAAATGCGTCAGTACATTCAAACTGCTACTGGTGATTTATTTCGCAAAGAAGGTGTATATCAACGTACCACAGGTGGAGGGCTTCCTTCAAAAGTAGTTAACCGATTTGGTGATTCACCTGTTTCAGACATTGATTACAGTCGTAGACGAGTAACAAGAACTGCATTTCAAGATGGTCAATTCATGGATTGGGCTGACTTATCTAAAATGGGTGTTGATCCTCGTTCAGCTAAATTAGCTATTATGAAAAACAAGTTTCTTCGTCAAGAAGACTTAACTATTGATGCAGCATTATTAGGCTCAGCACAAGGTGGTGTTGAAGGTAATACTACTACAGCATTCGGTACAGGTATTACTGATGTAGCTAACTTCATTGCTGAAGGCATCATTGATGTTGGAGTTGCTGATGATGGAACTTCAGGAAGTGCAACTGGATTCAACTATGGTAAATTCCTTACTACTTTAGAGCAGTTCGGAAACAACTCAGTTGACATTGAAAGCCAAAAAGTAATCTTTAAGATTTCTTGGAATCAATGGAAAGACATCATGGACAACGATAACTTTACAGACTTCGATAACAGAGGTGGTATTAAAGTTAACGAGTCTGGTGTAGGGCAAATTTATGACTACATGGGATGTCACTTCTGTATCTCAAACATCGTTCCTTTCTTCAGTTCTGCTGATCCTAAAACAGCTGCTACATTGTTAGTTGATTTAGATGCAGATGTAAACACTACAACTGGTGTATGGAAAGACAATGCGTCGGCAAATAATACTCGTGCTTGTTATGCATTTATACAAGACGCAGGATTATTTGAAGTTAACCCTGATATGACAACTAAAATTAGTGAGCGTGCAGATAAGTCGTTCAACTACTATGCGTACATGAAAGCAGAATTTGGTGCTGTTCGTATGGAAGAAGAAAAAGTTATCGCAATCGCTTGCGCACAATAGGAGGATAGTTAGATGGCAAACTTTAATTCAGATATTGTTACAGCAATAAATACTGCTAACAACCTTCAACATCCTTCAGATTACTTGGGGAATGTTCAGTACATACCTGTAAAATTTACTACAGATCATGCTGACATGACTGGTGATACTGTTACTTTAACTGGTACATTACCACCTAATTCTAAAGTAATAGCTGTGTCTTTATTGCATACAGCAATAGCTTCTGCTAACCAAGTTGATCTTGGTACAGTAGCAGAGCCTGATGCTCTTCTTGCAAATGAAGACTTAACTTCAGCTGGGACTATATTATTCCCAGAAGGAGCTACTGGTGATAAAACTGATGGTGTTGCTTATAATGTTGGTGGAGAGAAATTAATTCTTACATTCAACGCTGGAGCAATGGATTCAGATTCTATTGAAGGTTACATATTAATTGCAACTGATCAATAATACTTAATGGGAGGGTAAAACCTCCCTTAACTTTTCGGAGAAACAATGTCTTACGCTAGTAAAACTATAGCTACAAATTTAGCATTATCAAAATTAGGACAAGATAGATTACAAATATCAGACTTTGATTCTGATAATACAATTGCTGGTGTACAAGCAAGATTACATTATGATCCTGCTTTAGAGGAACTAACAAGAATGCACACATGGTCTTGTTGTAAAAAGAGAACACAAATAGGCCCTTATAAAGTACAAATAGTTAATGGTTTAACTTTTGGAAGTACAACTGTAATACTAGAAGCTACAGGTACATCTGCTTCAGGTAGACCAATATTTGATTCTGTTGCACCAAATCCAGTTATTGCATCAGATACAAATGGTTATATAAAATTAGAATTTGATGAAGATAATGGTGGTAGATGGAAATTAACAAGAAGACAAAGCACTACTCGTACACATTTTGTAACATCTACAGAATATTCACCAACATTAACTTTTGAAAGTGGTGGAGATATAGGCACAGTAACTATAGTAAAGCCTGAATTTGAATATGATTATCAATTTAGAATACCATCAGATGCACAACGATCAGTATA